GTGCATCTTCACCATCCATGAAGAAACCCATGACAATCGCACCAGGTTGCAGTTGACCAGAACTTTCGCCCTGACCATCGTTACCTGCCTGAGAGGTATGCTGCAACACTGTTGCCCATGGGAGATTTTCGGTAGGAAGATCTGCTGTTGTCCCACCTCTTACGTTTGTATAATATCCAAGAACACGAACTCTAACACGACCCAATGCCATAGGGTCTTCGTTGTCTTCTACTTCACCAACCCACCAGAAAAAACCGTCTTTACCGACAAAATTTACTGTAGGTTCATTAATAATACCGTCAATAGACATGTTGACTTTATGATCTTACGATTTATTTAGTAATGAAACCATTCTCTTCCAACCATTGACGGGTCAGAGGTGTTGGTTCGTAATCAGTCCACATAGTGCCACGAGCACAAGATTCGAGTGCTTCTTGTGTCATACCTGCTGTTTTACCTGCCCAAGTTGCTTCTTTCTCCCAAGGGATAGCATGAGGCATGAGGGCGTATGCTCTTCGTGCCATCTCTGCCCACATTTCAGGCACATCCTCTTCATTCTTGATAATGGCAATCATATTGTTCTTGATAGAACCTGCCATACAATCTTGTGCAGCGTGCCAACCTTCATGACGAACAACACTCATCAGAATATGAGGACGATGTACAAATGTTTTGTTAAGATAGAAATGATTACTTACAGTATGATATACACCACGATGTCCTACAGGAAAATACTTCTCATCAGCAAGATGAACATCTACACCAATCTGTTTGAAAGCTTTCATAATTCGATCAAACTCGTCAGCAATTGGATTCCAGTTTGAGTCAGGGAATGCTGCACGAAGATCATCAGAAGAAGTGATCTTTTCAATATCTTTAGTGCATTCTTTAAGTAGCATACATCCCATAGCATCCATGGTGTAGTATCCCTTAGTAGGTTCTGCATTTACTGCAACACCATGTGCCATTCCGAACAACAGTCCAGAAAGAATTGCATTACGAAGTTTCATCGATTTGCTCCAGAAAAATACGCTTTAGTTTCAGGTTCACCCATAATATTAAAAGACACGATCACTCGTTCTTTATCACTTTTATTAACAGGACCCTCATGAAGAAGGTATGAAGGGAAGATAACTAGATCTCCTTCTTTCACAAAGGGTTGATATTCCATCAGATCACCAGTTGCAGGATCATTAAATGGTGAGTAGAACTTTGTTGCTTCATGTACACTTGAATCAAATTCAACATACAATACTGCTGAAAATCCTACTGCACCGTGTTGATGAACAGGATGATGGTCATACTTTCGTGCCCTTTCACACCAAGCATTTGATATAACTACTGGACATGGATAGGATTGCTGAAAGTCTGCAACTTCTTCACTAACACACTCACTTAGTTCATCCAAGTAAGGAGGAACTTCAAGGTCTCTTTTATAAGACATGAAGTCAGTATACTCTCCATTTGGGAGTTTGTCAACTAAAGGTTGCTTACGATTTTTCCAATCTCTAATAGAATAATGAACTAAAGGAACTTCAAATATGGGAAATTGCATAGCACTTATATAATGGGCGAAGAGGGGATCGAACCCCCGACCGACTCGGTGTAAACGAGTAGCTCTACCGCTGAGCTATTCGCCCGATAAAGAGGATTTACATCCTCGTAAAACGATAGAGTTCCGTAGAACCCCATACCATTTCACCAGTCTCTAAATCTATTCCTCGGTCACAAGTATGTAGTTTGTCACCGTAAGCATGAATTTCAGAGATTACTTTATCTCCTCGATAACCAATGCAGTTGTCACCAGCAAGTTTGCCGTGCCATGCCTGACCATCGAATGTGAATAGTATATCACAATCATTGTGTTTTGTCCAATCCAAATGATAATTTTCCACAAGAACTTCCGTATCAGAAAGTTGAACAAATTTATGGTTCTTCTTTCTATACGGAGATTGGGGTCCATCACAACGTTTGAAGTTCATTGATTGGTAACCTTCTTCAAAGGGTTTCCAAATAATTTCAACGGAAACCCAATTCATGGGATCTGATTGTGCTTGATGTTTATTTGTCCAGTGTCCTAGTAAATAATCTTCAATCGTCATAAACTAGACATTCGGGCTCACTGGGGTTCTGATCACAGAACAATTCTAAGTAAGTGGGATCGTGATGATCTCCTGCTTCGATTTCTTTTTTATGGTGCTCTGCATACTCTTCTAGATCGTGCAATTCGCCTTCGATGTGACGACGCATTTGAGGAGACACAGTTGGGTCTTGAAGGATTTCCTTATCCTTCTCGATATGCTTTTCGATACTGTCCATAGTACCTCTCTGTATACAATACTATTTATTATAATGCGGAATCCTTTACTAGCAACGCTTCTGTTATCATTTCCGTACCTGTAATCTTGTGAGTAAGTCCTGCAATAACATACCTACCACTATATTTTTTGTCAACTTCAGCATGTTTATTATTTCTGAAAGTTCCAGGCATGACGATATTGATTCCGCTCCCAACATACAAATCTAAGTTGCCAGGGATTTGAATCATCAATTTGATGTTCTTAAACGTTTCGATCCTCATCCATTGATATGCCTGAAGTTCTACTAATTCTTCGTAAGTTTTTTGATTCGGTTCTTTGAATTTTGGATCAAAACTTTGGTTGGGAAGCATAGTATATCGCACTCTCTTTGGATAGTCAACCATTGCTTCAATCGCACTATCCATCTGAGTAATAGGGTTCTTACCTTTCTTCGACTTTCCTAAGTGTGACATAGTATTCCATATGTCTTTCATTTTATATTGATAAGCATCAACTGACATATCAGTGCTCAGTCCCATCTTAGATGATGTAATAGTAACAGGATCAAATCCGATACTATATCCAGACCAGGTTCCATGTCTCAAACCCATCAAAAAGTTTTTCTCTTCGGGAAATGTAATTGTATTGATAGTAAACTGATCTACTGATATATCAGTTACGTTTTTAGTGCTGTAAACATAAGTATATAATTTTGCTGTACCTGTATTGAAATTTGTCTTACTTTCAGTTTGTTTGTTTACATCATCAATAATTTTATCAATAGACTTAAAATGATACCCAAGAGAATTTTCGTAGAATACAAATCCATTCTGCAGAGTACCACCCTTTTCTGCTTTTCTTACAGATCTTTGTGCTAACCAATAGATACAGTCAAAGGGTCTCCAATTAGGAGCAATGAATTGTTGTTTATTGATAGTTTCTTCTAAGAAAAGTTTTTTCTTAGATTGTAAAAATCTTTTATCAGACAGGATTGTTTTGATGATAGAAGATGCTTCACTTTCTTCAGAAAAAATGACATTACTATTACCAAATACATTAGTAACTTCATTCTTCATAAACTCATCAGTGGCACAGTTAATGATGAAAGTATCTGCATTATTATATCTTACTCTATTTTCAATCTCATATGCTCTAAAGTAATATGTTTTGTCAATGATGGTTCCCAAGATTTGAACTCTAAACAGTTCAGAACCTGTCATTGCACCCAAGAATCCTGCAGTATCACCAATAATAATTTTTGCCTCTAATGTTGCAGAGGTCATACTTTCAAAAATTTCTATACCAGCAACAAAGTCTCCAATATCAGAGTTACCCTCAGCATTTTGCAGAACTTTACCGTCACGAATAACAGTAAGTCTTACCTCTACATCACCAGTTTTTGTTTGTTTAATTGTCATGAGAGGATACCTTTTAACGTGTTAACGTGAGACTTAAGTTTGTTAGCAGTGCTACCGAAATTTCTGGCACTGCCACCGCCGCTGTGCTTCATACCTTGACCAAGACTGGTGGCACCTCCAGCACCACCACCTCCAGAAATCATCATAGGTGGTCTATTCTGTGCTTGAGACATTATTCTTTGGACCGAAGCAGCTGCCTGTTGAATAGCACTTTGATTTATACCATTAGACTCAGCAATTGCTGCCATTGCAGCATTTATCATCTCTTGACTTCTTTCTTGTACTGCACGACGTGCTTGATTTCTCTCTTCAGTCTGTCTCTTAAGTAATGCCTCCTCTTTCTTTTTCTTCAGTTGACTAACACGATCTGCATTGCTTGGACCACCGAAGTCACCGCCTGCACCTCTTTCATTAGTAGAACGTGCAGGAGCACCGAAGATTCCACCGAGTCCACCACCTTGAGATGAAGGAACTGTAGTATTTTCTCTAGGTGGTGCTTGACCAACAGAAGGTTTTTGTCCAGGAGATCCTAACTTAGGAGTGGATCCTGCACCAGTTCCAACATATTTGAAGTGAGCACTACCAGGTCCATGGTTGTAAACATATTGCCATCCATACTTCTTACCATTCTGTCTCATCCACTCATAACCTTCGCCATTCATATCAAGTGCTTCACCGTACATATGATGTGAGTTTGGATGACCACCAATAGATTTGTTCTTGGCATCACTACGACCAGAACTTGCAACGAAAGAACCGAGATTCATACCAGAATCTCTCAATGCTTTTGCGAAAGCATTTGCAGCAGGTCTAGAGAAAGCAAGAGGTCTACCACTCTGATCTTTCTGCCCCTGAATACCATAACCAGAACCAGTATCAGGGTGACTTACACCAACAACATTACCAGATCCTGCCTCAGGTGTTCTGCCACCTTCATTTCCTGCCTTTTCACCAAATCCAAGACCACGCATAAACTGCTGGAAAGGATTACCTTTATCCAATCCAGTAGGTTTGGGTGCAGGAGTAGCAACTTGAGCACTTCTAATGTCAGCATACTCACCTAACAATCTCTTAAGTGACTTAGCATAGATTGGATCTGTTGCATATCCCTCTGTCTTAAGCATATCTGCCGCGGCCAGAGCATCTCCTGCGTTATTTACTCCTTTATATCCTCTGTAATCCTTATACCATTGAGTTACAAGGTGATTTACTGCATCTGCTGGTGTAGCGAAATCCTTGAAACGTGCATTCACATATACATCTCTTCCGTTGATAACTTCTCTCGTTCTATGCACAGTAGCAGGTTCGTTTCCTGTTGCTTTGATACCAAAGAAATTATTCTTTCCTGATAATGCAGTTCCCCAGGCAGATTCTAATGCAAACTGAGCAGCAACTAGGTTTGGATACTTTGCACCAGCATTCTTACCCAGACCCATCATATGTGCCCACTTCTCCTTATTACTTCCAACTAAACCACCTTCGGCAAAGAATCCAAGTCTCTTCGCCTCACCCATTCTAAAGTTAGTTAAGTGGGGGTTTGTTTTTGTTGCAGGAGTATCAAAAGGAACGACGAAAGCTCCCCCATCAGACTTTCTAGCGACGTACTCAGTTCCATGTCCGATGAACGAGGTGGATCTCCCCCCATCCAATGATACGGGATACCCTGATTGTGGTCCATTGATCCAACCTCCCTGTGCAAATCCTTTTAATGAAGATAGTATACCACCATTAGCAAATGACCCCAAAACACTCATGGGATCACCACTGATGCCACCCATTTCAAGAGTGTCATTTAATTGTGTTTTACCCTCTTTTGCTGCTTCAGCATCTGCTGATGGTGTAGATGCCTGTTGTGCTAACCCAATACCAGCTATAACAGGGATTGCTAATAATCCAGCCTTAGGTAAGAATTTAAGACCCTTAGAAGCTAAGAGTTTCGCCTTACCTCTGACAAGGTTATTATACAGGAATTTTAGAACATTTCCAAAGTCTGTAACGATCGTTAAAGGATTACTTAACCATCGAATCCCAACTATTAGGGTTCCTAATCCTACTAACCCCCGTACTAATCCACCCAGTTTTTCCCAAGGACTTGATTCATCAGACAGAAGGGTGTATAATCCTTCAATAGTATTAACTACACCGAACTTCGCAACATCAAAAATAAACTTAGCAATTTTACTAAGACCTTCAATAATATTTTTAACCTTCTCTCTATTAGCAGGATCACCGATCCATTTTAGAGCAGGAATGATGATTGCTGCCTTGAGAAGGGCACCAAGCATATTCATTAAACCTTCAAAGAAACTTCCAGTTCCCTTGGCAAGTCCTGTAATAACAGCAGCAAATCCACTACCCTTTTTCTTTTGGGTATATTCTGCTTTAAATGTTTTCTCTTTCTTTCTTTCAGATTCTAATTCAAGAATGTTTATCTTCTTGATATCCGCAATAACTTTAGCAAATGAGTTAACAGTTGCACCAAGATTGTTTATTGCCTGAGTATTGGCATTGAGAGTTTTAGTCAAAGCAACATTAGAATCTGCCTTGGCTGCTTGTGCTCCCCCAGAAACTTTCTTTACGGGAACAAACTTATAAAAATTAATTTTTGCGCCTTTCTGTACCGTTGCCATTACTGCATTCTACCGCCAAGAGTTGTTGGGTTTGCCTGAACAATAGTCGGCCCACTATTTATGGGAACTGCCTGAGGAATAGGAGTCAGTTTCTCGATTACCATTGGGATGGGAATAAATTCCATGACTTGCTGCATTGCATATTCAGCAGAGAATGACTTCTCGCCAGAAAGCATTTTTTGACCTTCTTTTGCAACACCCAAGATCTTTGGATCAACTCCAAGTTCACTACCAACCTGTGTCAGTGCGCTCATATAATCACCACCAACGATTGCTTTCATAATGCCACCCATGCCAAAGTTATCAGCAAGACCTTGCATCATACCAAGTGGATTGAATCCATTAGCAAGAACACCTGAAGCAAACTCTGCTGCTTTTGGACTAATCATACCCAAACCACTTAGTGCAGCATCCATAAAGTTTCCACTCATTGCTTGAGACGCAATACCACCCAAAGCAGGGTTGATCATATTGAGACCACCAGTAAGTGCTGCTCCAAAATTACCACTGAAGATATTTTGAGCAACTCCACCGAGAGGACTATCCAGGAAACCAATCGCTTTATCAACAAATCCACCGACTCCAGGAATGAAGGAAGCAGCACCCAGAGCAGCACCAATGGGATCACCACTCATAAGACCAGCAATGCCCTGAACACCCGCTACAATCGGCGCTGCACCAGGAATAAAGGATGCTACAGCACCGACAATGGGATTGCTCAGAACACCGCTGACTGCCTTACCAACACCTCCGATTGCCTTACCAATACCACCAACTGCTTTCTTAATACCTTTAACAATACCACCTAAGAAGTACGGTTGAGGTGTTTGTCCACCTTCACTATATTCAATACCATATTTTCTATCAAATGCCTCTTGTTCTGCAGCCTGTATATCTTCTAATGCTTGCTGCCTTTCTAATTGTTCTTTTTCTTTTTTCTCCTGTGCTAATTTTTCAGCAGGAGTCGGATTAATTGGATCAGTTGAGAAAAATGCTTTAAGTGCAAGAGGGGCAGTAACAAGAGGATTTAAGATTGCCTCTGGTTTAGGGATTTCTTGCCCACCAATACCAACTACCCAGTTAGGTATTTTATGTTTTGGAAGTCCCTCATAAAAACGACTAAATCCATTGCCTGCCCAATCCATGGCAGCTTTGCCCACCTGAAGAAGACCTTCAATATCTTTCTTCAGTTTCTGACCAACTGCTTCGGCACCACCACCTTTGAATAAAATATAAGCAAGATCACCACCATAGGTGCCGATCATCTCACCCAGTAGGGTTCCAAGAACAGGAATGGGAATAAAGGATCCTAAGAATCCACCAATAGCAGCACCAAACGCCTTAAATAAGGTTTGATCTAGAGGTTCACCTGCTAGGATAGATCCCACTGCGACCATAATAGGTCCAAAGATGGGAACTCTTCCAAATATACCTTTTAGTGCAGTTACACCAGATTTACCAAATAACTTTAGACCGAATCTATTTGCACTCTTGCCTAAACCGCCCCTTAATATTTGTCCAGGTTTAGCTGTGCTGGCAGATAAAGAACTTGCAGCAGGTTTAGATACAATCTGACCTTTATTCAGAGCACGAGTGACTGCTGCATTCGCCTGAGCTGGAGACTTTCCATTCTTGAGAGCATTCTCAAAAATATTTCTTGCTGCAGGTCCATGTGTACGCTGAACGTGCCTGATTCTAGCATTTGTAGATCTGGTCGCAGCAGTGCTAGGTGGGCGGGTTGTTGGCGTTCTACTTGCTGAAGGTCTGGTAGTCGGCGGTTTTCGACCTGGTTTGCCTGGTTTGCCTGGTTTTCCTGGTTTATCTGGTCCTCCTCTTCCCGCAAGTGAATTAGCGAGGAATATAATATCACCAATCAGACTGAAGGGATTCATCAAATACTTCAGTGCTGTGATGCCCAGCATCACTTTACCGAGACCGATCAGTCTATCTTTAAAAGTACTTTCATCTCCAAATAAATCGGAGAGACCATCTAACGTAGTTTGGACAAGCGTCTTTGCCCAACCAAATAATTTGTCAAATACAAATTGTGCTTTCTCTAAGAAAGTTCGTAGTTTTTCCTTATTCTCTTCGTTACCAAACCATTCTAAGACTTCTTTGGTAATAGCAAATGCACCAACTGCTGCTAAAAAATTACCAATCGGTGCTAAAAACTGTGTAATAAATCCAAACGATTTTTTAGCACCTGCTTTTACAGCATTACTAAGTCTAGGTTTTTTCTTTGTTAATTTAGTTTCTTCTGCTGCTTGTTCAGCGGCAGCGTCTCTTTCTCTTTGCTTTTGACGCCTTTCTAATAATTCTCTCCTAGCAGCATCTTTCTTAGAGATGATTGCAACCTTTTCGATATCAGCAACTGTAACAGCGATATCAGAAACTGTTCTTCCTAATCTATTAAATGCTAATGTTTGTGATCTAGCAGCAGCAGTTGCTGGATTAGCACTCGCTGCCACTCCAGGATTTACAAATTTGTATGTTTGTATTTTAGCCACCTGCTGCTTGCTGCTCCTTCATACGACGTTCTTCTTCTTTTAGGAATGCGATCAACATATTAACGTAGATCTCCTTTTCCCAAGGCATCAGATTATCGATATGTTCGATATTCCATTTATGGTGATGCATTAGGGAGAAGTTCCCTTCATAATAAGAACGGAGGTTAGTGTGTAGAAGGGCTATGCGAAAAAACTCGCTAATCCCTCAAGAACCACCTCACTCTCAACACCAGTATTGGGGTTGGTTACCATCAATGTATGTGTCAATTTAGGCATAGTTTCAAAGAATTTTTGAATCAAACCAAACTGCTTGCTATTCAGTTCACCGAACCATTCAACCAGTTCTGCCTTTGGTACATCCTTACAATCATATACCTGACTTTCATCAGCAATAGTCAAAACACATGATGCTGCCATTTCAAATACTTGATCCACTTCACTTTGTTCTTCGGTGAAGTTCATTTTCACGAAGTTCTGAAGACTTGGATAACCCATGGTAACAATGACGTTATCAGCAAGTTTCAACTCGGGTTTATGTCCCCTAGTCTTTTTCACTTTGATTTCATCCAAAGGAATGGAAATCTGAACTTCAGTCTCATTATCGTCTGGACAGGTGATGCTAACATCAACTGACTCACCTACAGACTTTGTACGAATCTGTAAGAAAACGTATTCAATATCAAAAGTAGATAATTTAGAGACATCACTAATATCAGTGCATTCTGTGATGATCTCACTAATTGCTCTTACAATATCTTCTTGCTCACCAGTTTCAGTTGCAAGAAGGAGCAACTTTTCTTCCTTTACCAGAAATGGTCTAAAAGTGACAGTTCTGTTATCAGAAGGTAACTTCAGTTTGTACCTCGGTACATTTAATTTAGGTAATGCCATAGTATTTCAACTCAGTAATTTTATTTATCAGAAAGTCAGACGTGCTGCATTCTCAAAGATTTCTCTATTCAAATCACTAAATGATGCATCAAAGTAGTTATCCATGTTTGCAGGAGCAGTAATTTTAGTGAGAACTCCTGGGTCATCAAATCTATTTCGAGGATAGAATCTATACCTCTCGTAATAAAAACCAATGGTCATTGTCATAATCTTAGTTTGCTGGTTATTCAGTTGAATAGAACCAATATTATATGGAAATGCGTTTTGAACTTCCCAAGCAGCAGTTAGTTGATATTTTCTTGCCAGTAGTAAGTTATTGATCTGACCAGACCTTCTGAGTGCTTTAATCATCTTTGGATCAGTAACTACTGGATCTCCACCACCCCGTTCCCACTTATAAATCATAATTTTAGGGCAGACATATTCATTGTAATAACGAGTATGCTGTTCACTGTCTGGTGAAATCAATGAAGTCCATCTTTCAAACAAACTTCTAGAATATTGGGATCTTGGTACTTTAAAGGTTGCTTGAAGTTGACTATATGCGGTATTCGTTGCATATTTAAATCCTGCACCCACGTTAACTACTTGACCTGTAGTCATCTGTTTACTGGGGAGATTTATATTCTCACAATAATAGTCTAGTTGCCAATCGAGTTCGTTTGTCTCAATCTGCAACTTATCTGAAGCGACAGCACCACTTCCAGGTCTCAAAATGAAAGGACTTGCGATCCTGACAGAGAATAGGTTAGTTGATGCAGGAGCGTTGTCCTTACCCTTACTAAGAGAAATGAATTCTTGAAGGGAGTTATATCTAGCCGCTTGTTTATTTGGAATGCCCATTAGACCTTAAGTTCCTTTTCTGTGATTAACATAAACTCCCAACCATTATCGACACAAAATTCAGTTGCTGCTTTCCATTTTGCCTGATTAACAGCATAGGTCACAACTTCATTAATATAACGTTTGGTGTGTCTTTTTTGAGTTTTTGGTTCCTTCGTTTGTTTGTATGGTTTGACTTCGACCAGGTATTTTTTACTTCCAATTTTTACATAGAAATCTGGAAAATATCTATGCTTTCTACCATCAACAGGAGAGACGTATGGAATAATGATTTCTTCACTACCCCACTCTTGGACAGTAGGAGTTATATCACACCATTTCATAAATTTATACTCCCAGGAAGAACGATAGACCACGTTAGTTGGGTCTCCTTTATACTTCCTTGGGAAGGAAACTCGATACTTACCTTGATATCTCATAAATACATAGAGGTCACATAGTATTTAGGTACATATTTTGGCAAAAACATATCGATATCCCTATCGCGCTCCAGTGGAGAGTGCTAAAGGAAGGGACATACCTACTGAAACCGTAGACTATGTGAAGTTTCAAAGAAAGACCATCAACTTCAAAGGTGGTGGGACCAATTATTATGGGTTAAATATGCCCGATAATAAGGTTACTTTTGATGTGAACAAAAACAGTGTTTATATTGCACTACAAAATCAATTAAGCACTGCATACATGCCCGCATATAAGCAAACCGATGTAGGTGTTGCTGGTATGATGATGGCAGATGGTATGAATGCTCTCAGTAGTAACAATAAACTTGAGGATTTAACTACAACTATTCAAGATGCTGCTAAATCAGCATTACCAGAATTTACTGGAGGTGTTTTTGCTCAAGCAGCATCTGGTGCATCTCAAATGCTTGGTCTTGCTGGTGGTGTAAGTGCTAGTGACATCCTCCAGTTGTCTAAGGGTAAAATTTTCAACCCTTATAGTGAGCAAATGTTCTCAAACATGCAGTTTAGAACTCATAATTTTACTTTCAAAATGTTTGCTCGTGATGCAAGAGAAGCACAAGAAATTGGTCGTATTATTGCATATATTAAAGAGGGATCTCTTCCAAGTTACTCAGGAGAAAGAGGAAGATATTTTGAAGTACCTGAAAAGTTTGACATAACATTCAAAAGAATGGATCCTCATGGCAAATTCAAAAGTGATGTTGCTGATCTCCATTTTAAAATTCACACCTCAGTATGTGCGGGTATTCAGGTAAACTATACCCCTGATGGTCAATATACCTCTTTTAAGCAATTGGTAAAAGAAGGTAATTTTGCAGGAGTTCATGTTCCTGCTGTTCAGGTTGGATTGACCTTTATTGAGACCAAGTTTGTTACTGCTGAAGACGTAGAAAAAGGATTCTAATCAATGGCAAGTTATTTTTCTTATTTCCCAAACGTATATGTCGGTGAAGGTGTCACCGATGACGAATCGACTAAATATCGTCTAGTCAAAAATATCTTCCGTCGCGCAAAAGCAAGAGAAGATTTAAATAAGTATACCACTCTTTTTGAAGCATATGAGATTGAAGATGGCGATACTGCATCCTCAATAACATATAAGTTATTTGATGATGAAAAATTAGACTGGACAATCTATCTAATTAATGACATTGTTGATGTGTATGATCAATGGCCAAAGAAATTAGAAGATCTTCAGTCATATACCGCCGAAAAATATGAAAATCCCGATGCTGTTCATCATTGGGAAACTAATGAGATACTATATGATGGATTAGTCTATATCAAAGAAGGTATTGAGGTAAACGAAACCTATCGCGCTACTATGCCTGATGGTACGGTTAAATCAAAAAATGAGTCTATTTACGCGGTAAGCAATTTTGAACACGAGTATTATCTAAATGAAAAGAAAAGACAAATCGTTATTCCTGTTGGTAGCATGATTGATATCATGACTGAAGAACTGGAAGATCTCGTTTCTTATGAACCTCACAATGAAATTGATGATGTTGGTAACAAGAAGACACCTATCAGTCTTGCTGCTAGATTCTTGAATAATCTTGGTTCTGTTACTAAGCAAAGTCCAGTTTCTACTCAAAATATTAGTGATATTACTTTCGATTATGGTAACACTGCTGCTCAGACAGCAGGCGTAGCAACAGAAACTACAACTACTACACCAACTACTACAACAACCACTACAACTACAACTACAACTACCAGTACATCTAGTTCTTCTTCTGGATCTAGTGGTAGTTCTGGTTCTTCTGGATCTAGTGGTAGTTCTGGTTCTTCTGGTAGCAGCGGTAGTTC